TAAACTACCAATTGAATAAAATTCTTTAATACTTAATTTATGGTTTATTGAATTATTTTTTTTTTTAAGAGATAAATTATTTACTATTTGATTATGTAGATTTATCATATTAAAAAAAGTGGTTTCGAAATTTTGTTTTTCAATAAAATCTAATTGCTTTTTTTGTGTAATGGCAGATTCATTAAGTTGTTTTTTTTGAAGTAGAATCGTAAAAACTAATATTAGAAAACTAAAAAAAGCAAATAAAGGATTTAATGTACCACCAACATAGTCACCGAACTGTCCAAATATTTCTATTTTTTCAATTTGTGTAATTGTTTGTTCTTTAGAAAATATAAAATTAAAATTATAAAGCCAGATACATAATAAAAAAAATGCATATAGGCTTACAAATGTAACAATTACTAACATTAACTTATTAAAATTATTATATTTCATATTAATTTCCCCTAAAATAAAATCCAATATACTACTTTAAACATAATAAAAATAACATATATGTCAAAATGCAACACTATTGCATAATGCAATATTATTGGCTATAATAAGCTTTATTAAAGAATTATAAATTTAGGAGAGGATATGGCAGCAGTTACAAATTATGATTTATTTGAAGATTTATTTAACTTTATTAAAAAACCCAATGTTGATATAACTGATGTTATCAAAGAGCATGGAGGCTCAAGCTTATATATTCCATCTTATAAAACTACTTTTAGAAATGAAGAGATTTGTGAAGAGTACAAAAAAAGACAAGGTGAAAAAAGACTTTGTAAAAAACTAGCTAAACAATATGATCTATCTGAAGCTCAAATACTACTTATTACAAAACCACTGCGTGAGCCAACTCTATTTTAAATCAACTTTTTCAATCGCACTCTCTATAAAATCTACAACAATTTCAACTATCTCATTTTCTACACCTTGGTATAAACTCCCATCTAAATTAATAGGTAAAAATGATCTTGCTTTAATAGTTGTTTTTCTATTTCTACCAGCATTTTTTGAACCAAATTGCATTACACTAGAATATAAAAAACCACTTTGTGTTGCTGCATTTGTTCCAATAGATACAGTACTACTTGTTGTTTGAGTTATTAGCTTATCTTGTAAATCTCCATCATAAAATAGTTTTTTGTCTGGTTTGCCTTTTTTTTGTTTAAACAAATATGTAGCACTCGACAATGGACTCCAAGGATTACCATTCCAGTCTTGCTCTTTCTCAAAACTATCTTTAGCATTATTATTTAAATAGTTACCAATTTCACCTAAAAGTAGTTTTTTATTTGATAAATTAATCTCTAAATCTTTTAATTTTTCTTGAACTTTACTAAGCTCTTCTAGCTTTAAAACAACTTGCATTTTTTACACTCCTTGGGTATAATAAATTATCAAAAGGACGAGTTAAGATAATATGGTAATGCGAGCTATGCCCTGCCAAAACTTAACCCTAATCTCGCTTTAATCCTTTTGATAAATTAACTTTTCTACTCTTTTATTTTCAACAGCTCCTTGACTATCTACAACATAAGCACTTAGACCTAATGTTTTGTCTTTTAAATATTCAACTAAAACCATCAAAGCTCTTTTTGCACCAGTTTGAGTTTTATAATATTTTATGTACTTTTTTATCGTTCTTGTGTTTATGTCTACATATTTATCACTTTTATTTTTTAGTGGGTCAAAGTCAAGATATATCTCATCAGGTTCTTTGAGAGTATTTGCTAGTTCTAAAATATAAAGATTTCTATTTTTTTTATGTATTTTTACTTTTCCTAATACTTTAAAAAAATCATCTGTTATCGTTATTGGGTCATTTGTTTTATCTATAAAGATATCACCTTCTTTAACAGCTAGAGCTTGATAAAATCTATTTTTTAAACCATTAAAATCTAAATCCTTTAAACTCTCATCTTTAGCTTTATTTAGTAGTGGTAGCTTTTGTAATGAACTATCTAAATTTATCTTTTTTAATTCATTTAAATTTGTATTAATTCCTACATTATAGTTCCAATCATCAGAGGCTATATTTTTAAAATCACCATTTGAAATACTTATTCCTCTTTTTTCCAAATCTCTTTTGCTATGGGCTGTTACTCCACAAAAGCAGTTCCAATCATTTGGTGGATAGTTTGTTTTCCAAAAAATATGGTTTCTATGATATACAGTTCCATGCATAGCTTTATGTGTTTCTCTAGAGTTTTCTAAAAAAGAGCATCTATACATCCAATATGTAGATAATGGCAACTCCATCATCTGTTGATATCTATACTTTTGATAAGCTACTCTAGTATTTGTTTGGTATATTGTTTTTAATCTTCTAGAGTCTATAACTATTGTTTTAATCTCTCCTTGATTACTTACTATTTCTTTTGTTCCCCACCAGCCTTTTTTTTCTAAAGTAGGAATAATCTCTTTTTTCCATGCTTCAAAATTTTTACCAGTTTTAAGTGAATCTACTAATGACTCATGAATATCGTTTAATAAATCAGTTCTAGCAACTTTTGCAACAGTAAATGCTTTATCGTGTGCCTCTTTTTCTAACTCTTTATAGCTAAATGTCTGTAGTAACTGTTTATTTTTTAAATAGTTTACTATTTCATCTGGAGTTTTTTGAAAATCAAATTTAACCATTAGGATTCTCATCCTCAACTGTAGCAACACCTAGTAAAGATGCATTTGCTAAATATTTAAATAAACTCTCTTCTAGTTCTTTTGTATCAAAAGAAGGGTAGGCTTTATATAACTTCTCTAGCATTTCATCATAGCTTTCACTATCTTCTATAATTTCAATAATTTGCTTGTAAAATGTATGTGCTAGTGGTGAAAAATCTATATTATTTATATTTCTATCTAGTTCATCTTTTGGTAAATTATTTAAAATTAATGGTTTTTGTGGATTTTTAGAGAATGAGAAAGCTTGATTTTGTTCAACTTTAATCTCTTCAACTTTTATATTATAAGTTGTTTCTATATACTCCTTTGTAGGTTTAAATCCCATATCGTAGATAACTTTATCTCTATTTGCTAACTCTTTATTTGGATCATCTTTATCTTTTAAATTTCCTTTTATAGGTAGTTGAGTTTTATTTACTGTTTGAAAAATCCAAATAAGCTCTCTTATGATTTGATTTACAATATTTTCATCAGCCTGGGCTAAATCTTCTCTTACATCATTATGTACACTAGCAGCTGCTAAACTTCCACCTTGAACATTTGCAGTTAGATTACCGCCTAAGATAACTTCTCTTATTTGATTATCTATATATTCAACAAGCTCTTTAAAGTTTCCACCATCTTTTACAGTCTCTATTTTTATATCATCTTCACTATCTAATACAGCTCCATCACCACCAAGCATATTATATATTTCATCAGCCATTGCATTTTTATCACCTTCAGTTTTTGCTATTACCCAAGGTGTTCCAAATCTTTCAAGTAGCTCTACCCAAAATTGAAGCGAGGCATTTTTAAATTCAACTAACCAAAATAGAGTTTGTATTAAAGGTTGTCCATAGGGCTTATTTGGTTTTGCTTTATATGTTGCAGCAATGGCTTTATCAAACGGTATATCTTCAGCAAATCCTAAACCATTAAATTTTAATTTCCCATTGTCTAAAATAAAATCTTTGTAGTTTCTTTCATGTAAAGTTGGAATAAATATACCATTATTTAAATCCCAGTTTATTTCATATACTCCAAATCCATAGTATGGGATATCTAAAATAGAATCTATTACATTAAAGCTAAATGCATCTTCTAAAGCTTCTTTATAACTGCTATTTTCACACTCAATTAAGATCTCTTTTTTTAAAGTGCTAGCTTTTCTATTTCCAATTGCAGCAATAACAGTACCATCTCTCATGATTTTATCTATTGTCTCATCATCTAGCCAACTGTTATGAACTGGTAACTCAAAAAGTGGTTTTAAAATATCTTTGTATCTTGTAAGGTCTCTTATTTTTACTGTTTGTTGTTTATTATTTGCAAATAGTTTTTTTATTTTTTTAAGCATCTCTTCTAACTCTCCTGTTTGGTCTTTTATGTCTGTTATTACTTCTTGTATTAGTTCTTTTTCCACCATTTTGTGAATCTTTTTTTAATCTTCTTAATCTACTCATTGCATAGATTTGTTGAAGTGGATCATGTAAGTCATCATTTTCAGCTTCTGGGAAATCATCCATTTGTGCAAATAACTCAGGATGATCACCAACAAAGATAATATCTTCATCATCAAGTGGGAACTCTAGCTCTCCCATTCTGTCCTCTTTATTTTGAGTATGATGAGTAAATTTCATAATAGGTACTCTTACACCTTCTCTAAAACAAGCATCTTTTATCCAATCTCTCAGCATAAAAAAACCACCATTTTTATCGCCACCAAGCATATCTACTTTCATTTTTTGTAAATCTTTGATTACTTCATCAACAACAGCTTTACCTTTTATTCTTGATTGTTTTGAGTAGAAGACATATAGCTTTTGAGTAGTATAATTTATACCTGCTGCAACTCTTCCACAAAAGTCACCTTGATTGCTATCACCTTTGGCATCAACTACATAATAAATATAATCAAGTTTTGGCATTTGTGTATGGCTTATTTTTATAAACTTGCTAGAGTCGAACTTTTGATTTTCACTATTTGGATTATTTTGTTGCTCTTTTTGGAAAGCTTTATTATTAGCTGCTCTTTTTTGCATAAGATATTCTAAACTTACAGCATCCCAAAGTAAAACAGCTCCTTCATCCATTAGTTTTTTATTTTCTAAATAGAAATTGTGAGCTTCTGTAACTCCACTATATTTAAAAATCTTTGAGTACTCATCCCAAAGCTCTATATTTTTTGGATACTGAATTAAAGCTCTAAATTTTATAGGATGCCAAAAGGCTAGTTTTAGTTTTCTTGCTAATACACTATCTCTATGCAAAACAGTACCTATGTATAAAATATCCATAGAGCCATCAACACTCCCTAAGTTATCAATAGCTTCATCAAGCCAATCTTCTAGTTTATCTCTTTGAGTTCTACTTCTTACATTTGTATCATTTTCTAAATCATCTATGATTGCAAGGTCTGGTCTGAAAGTACCATGTTTAACTCCCCTTACTCTTTTTCCAGAACCATAAGCTTTTACCTTGATATTGTTATTTGTAACTATCTCTCCAATTTTCCAAACTTTACCAACACCACAAGCATTTGGAAAATCTTGTTTTAATCTATCATTCTCTTCTAGTTCACACTTGATTGCTTCCACTAAAGTTTCAGCTAACTCAATAGCATCTGAGAATAAAGTTATAAAATGTTTATAGTTATTTACAATACACCAAATAGGAAAAGCAATAGATACATCAGTACTTTTTCCAAATCCTCTTGGAGCTGCTATTGCAAACTTTAATCCCATAGGTTTTAAATCATCTATGATTTTGTAATAAATAGTTTCAAGTTCATCTTGAAGTTTTGATTTACCTTCTAAACTGTAGTAGTGTGGAAAGTAAGTCCTTCTAAAATAGTGAAAATCACTCTTTTGTTGTTCAATTCTCTCTTTAGCTTTTGTTGGATCAAGTAAAGTTGAAACTTTGATTTGCTCTTTTAGTTCACTTGCAAAATCACTAACCCAAGTTTTATACTCTTTTCTTGTAAGTTTTAAAGCTCCTATTTTTGTAAAGCCATTATCAAGAGCTGTTGAATAAGTATCATCTAAAAAATTTAATAATTCAGATTTTTCAAATAGTGACATTTGCTAGTTCCTCTTGAATTTCATAAACAGTTTCTATTACTTTTTCCATACATTCAACACTAAGCTCTCTTTTTAAAGAAGTTAATATTTTTTCAATAGTTACTTTTATAATTCCTAGTTTATAAGCTTCAGGATCTTCTTGTCTTGCAATTTTCCCCATTTTAGAGAAACTATCTCCTAAACTTACTATCATAGAAGCTTTGGCTTCAACACTCATTTTTTCATTTTCTCTAATCTCTTTTAGAGTTTGATACATGTAAGTTATAAACATAGAGTACATGTTTTCTTTTGTTTCTTGAGTCTCTTTGATATGTTTTGAAGCTCTTAATGTAAGCCAATCAAAACCTTCAGCTTTATCTTTACTTTGATAATTAGCAATTGTTTTATCACTTACTTCTAGTGTTTCAGCAATTTCTGTATAACTTTTATTTGCATCTACAAAAAGTGACCTTGCTAAAATTCTATTTCTATCTGCATTACTTAATTTTGACATTATCTAAAGCCTTTCAAATTAACTCTTTTTCTATTTTGATGTATGAAAGCAAAGTTTTTAGGAATATGAGTACCTTTATCTTGAACCTCTTTTTCAATAGGTAATCTTCCATTACTCATTTTTAGTAAATAAGATTCATTCTCTTTTTTTAATTCTTTGTCACTTTCACCAATAAGACCATTTTTTCTTCTTAATTCATAAATAGTTAAATCAACCATTATCTTTTTTAAAAGTGGAGTTGGCTTGTTTGGCAAAATTATAAAAGACTCACAAAAAGAGATTGAATCATTTAATGCATCATCAATTACATTTTGATTTAAATTTCCATTTGCATTTAAATCTGATAACTCTTTTAATTCTTGCTCACTTATCTCTTTTAATAAATCTTCATTTGTAATCACTTTATAAATCCTTTTTAAGGCGTTTAAAACCCGTTTAAAAATTAAAATCTTTTATTATTCGATATATTTATCGTTTTTAATAAAAAAGCCCATATTTTTGAAATATGAGCTTTTTATATTAGTTGCTAAAAACAAGGTTTATTAATGCACCTGGTCTTGTACAATATGGCAATGCTTTCATTTCTGTATCAATCGCCCAACCTTTTCCTCTCTCAAGCTCTTGTGGTGTTGCAGCAAAAAACATTCTTGGAGCAACTTTTACAGCTTCAGTATGATCTGCTCTTCCATAAACAACCTCATAAACTTTTTCAGATTTTGGGATTACAATAGCTGAGTTCTCTTTTAAGAATTTTTTATTGTTTCCATTTTCATCAGGATATGATGCTCTATATGGAACAAATCTTTTTCCATGTAAAACTAAAATTCTAGTTCCATCTTCATCAATGTAAGATGCAGTTTTATTATCAAACTCTCCAGCTGATTTTGCTTTGTTTACAACTTTATTGAAAAAGTCATTTGAGCATAAAATATCGTAAGGTACTTCTGTTCCTAACTCATCAACTAAAGCATTGTCAATTTCATTTAAAACAACATCAATCTCTTTGTTTTTAAATTCAATAGGAGTTGCTTTACTTCTAAATTCAAAAAGAATTTTTCCTTTACCATCAACAACTTTTCCAAACAATGCACCAACACACATAAACTCTAAAGTTGTCATGTAGTCATCTTTATGCTCTTTTAAAATTGTTGCAATTTTTTTAGATACAGCCTCAGCTTTTGCATTTCCCTCTAAAGATTCAAACTCATTTATCTCATGAGGTAAAATAGTGTCTTGCAAACCAAATCTTGGAAGATTAATAGTGATCTCATAAGTATCTTTTAAATCTTTAACCAATCTTTCTGCACCAGGAAGTATAGTTTCAAGTACAATACCAGCACCTTTTCTAATTTTTAATGTTGCAGTATTTCCCATAATAGGCTTTGCATTTGCTTTAAAATATTTATCAAATATTTTAGAGTTTACTGCTTTTACTTGTTCAATTGCAGTTAGAATTGTTGTTAAAGTCCATAACTTCATTACATCAAGAAATTTCATATTATCTCTCCTATCTTAAGATGATTTTGTTAGAAAATAGATGCTCTTTGTGTGTTGCATCTAAACCAGTTAAATATTTTTCTCTTACTACGCCAATTAGTAAAACTTCAGCCAAACCAGTTTCAGTAATACTTTCGCAAAGAATTGCATTAGCTTCTGAATCAGTAGCAGCTACATCAAAAGTTGAACCACCATCAACAGTTATTAATATTTGACCAACTTCAAGGTGATCTTCATCCTCTGGTAAATTAACTGTTGCAGACATTGATAAAACTTTTTTTATCACCACATCACTTTGTTTTTTTAATGTTACATCATGAACATTTGCACCAATAAATTTACTCATTTATTCCTCCTAATTTAAGTACATCAATTTGTTTGTTTTGATTGTTGTTGCTATTTGTATACTTATTGTTGTTTGGAACTGTAATAGCAGTCATTGTTGATAAAAGTTTTTTAAGTTCATCAGGATTTGCACGTCCAAGAGTAATAAGTGACTCTTTTTGTGCAGTACTTACTTTGTTTAATGCAATAGCATTATCAACTTCAGCTTCAACACTTTTCTCTTTCTCTTTTTCAATATCTTCATCTTTTGCTTTTAGTTGGTCTTCTAAAATTTTAATCTTAGCTTCTAAATCATCCATCTTTTTTTGCTCTTCAGGTGTCATAGACTCCTCCTTATTTTGAATTTGATTTTGTTTGTTGTTTACTTTAATCTCTCCTAGCTCTTCCATAAAAGGTCTATTTGTTAAAGCAGCACTATGTAAAGTCCAACCAATATTTACAGCAGTAATTTGATCTATAGTATTTGGTAAAAATACTGGACTTATATATTTATACTTTTGAGTTTTTATTAGCTCTTTTCCATGCTCTAGCCATTCAACATTTGCCCATAATTCATCTCCTTTAAAAAATAATTCTTTTATCCAACCATTAGCAGCTCCTGTTCCTTTAAAAACTGTCTCATGATCTAAATCAATAACAGCATCAATTTTTGCATTATCAAAGTTTGTTTTTATTTGTTCTAAATCCTCTTTTGAGAATCTAAATTCACCATTTGAATGTCCTTTCCATTCACCAATAATTGCAATTTTTATCTCATCGGTTTTTTGATTGATTAGATAATTGCAGGTTATGTATTTATTCATCAATTAATCCTTCATCAGCTGAAATAGTTTCTATGTTGAACTCTAAGTTCTTTTGAAAAATTACGAGGTAGGCATTAGAAGTTTTTGCATCGAGTATTTTTTTAGAAGCTTTTAATTTAATTAAACCAGAGTCAAGAATACGATTTGAATGTAGTTTTTTATTAACTTCATCTATTAATGTATAAACATCATATCTTTTGATATCTCTTGTTTTTTCATTTTTAGAGAAACTTGCAGCAACTAAATATAATGAGTATTCTAAAGTAGTTGTAAAACTATCTATAGGATTTTCTCCTATAAAATCAACATATATCATAGGCATTTTTTTAGTGTCAATACTTATGTCATTTAAAGATGAAAACTCACCATAGTAAGTATCTACATTTTCTGTAATTTCTAAAAGTTTCTTTTTTAACTCTTTTTCATATGTATCCAAGTTTTCACCTCGTAATTTAAAAGTGAATCTTATATTGAATGAGTAAAAGAATTAAAGCCTTATTTTTTAGAAAAATGCTTTTAAAAAATAGCAAAGAAAAATTCTTACCTTTAAAATAAGTCCTATTTGTGTGTAAAGTTCGTTTAATTTTATAGCAAGGATAAGTATATGAACTTTTTAAAACAAATGGATTCAACGGTTATTTCAATTGTTATTTTTAGTCTACTTATTGCTCTTGTCTACTTTTATAAAGATAATGAAGTGAATTTTTATAAAGATAAACTCTACGATACTCAAGATGATTTAATTAAAGAAAAAACAAGTCTTAGAAATTGCGAAAATAAACTTGATGAACAGAATGAAGAGATTGAATCTTTTAAAATAAAAATTATACCTACATCTACAAAATTAACTCAAAAAGTACAAACAATATATATTAAAGATAAAAGTTGTGAATCTGAATTAAAAGCCTATAAGGAGTTATTTAATGACTAAAACAATGCTGATGCTTTTTATTTTTGTTCTTATTATTACAGGATGTGCAACAAAAGTAAAGACAGAATATGTTTATAAAAAAGTGAATATTCCAGTTAAATGCAATGTAGAACTTCCTAAAAAACCTTTAAATGATGGAAGTTTTGAGACTCACAAACAAAAGATGATTTATTACATAACCGTAGAAGATTTGCTTATGAAATGTAAGGGAGTTGAGAATGAGAGCAAGTAGTAAAAAACAAAAAGTAAAATTTGAATTAAAAATATTTGATGAGTTAATTTATTTAGCATTTATTATTGGTGTTGGAATATTTGCTTATGAAATGTTAGTAAGGGTTTAGTATGAAATTTGATGATCTTATTTTTATGATAATCCTTGCAGTTATAAGTTTTTTTGCTGGAATTATTGGACTCATTAATAGAGCTGAACATAAATCAAAAGATAGTTTAAAAAGTAGATTGCTTTTTTTATGGTTTGGTGGTGTCAGCTCTGTTTTCATAGGTTTTGTAGCTTATGAGATAAGTTTTTATATATATGAAAGTCAAAGATTATGTTTGGCAATTTCTGCATTTTGTGCGTGGATGGGTACAAGATTATTGCTTGAGGCTCAAACAAGAGCTTTAGAGTTTATACAAAATTATAAAAAGAGATAAAGATGATTGAAGTAGGAAATATATGTGAAGTTAACGGTAAAAAAGCAAGAGTAGCTATAGGCTCTATGGTTACAGATTTTTTACCTGTCCTTCAGTTCGCTAACTCATTTGCTATTCATTGGAAACCTTTAAGAGTTGATGAGCAGTGCATAGTTCTCCCTATTCGAGGAGATTTAAATAGTGGCATTATTTTAAGAGGTATTTCAAGTGATAGTTTTAACTTTCAAGATACAAAAGATAATGAAGAGATAGTTGTTTTTGAAGATGGTGCATCAATATCTTATAACACAGATACTTCTACATTAAATATTTTAAATGGGAAGATAGCAAATATTGATGTTAAAGATAGTGTAAATATTAATGCTAAAAAAAATGTAAATATAAATGCTACAACTAGTGCAAAAATAGTATCACCAAATGTAGATATAGAAGCTACGAATACTACTATAAAAAGTACAAATATCTCTTTATTGGGAGCAATACTTATGCTTGGAAGTGTTGTATCAAAATCAAATGAAGGTCCAGCACAATTCATGATAGATGGAGAATTGGAAGTGAGTAAATTAAAAGCAACTCAAGAGATAAAAACTGATGGAAATGTAATTGATGCAAAAGGTGATTTAACTAATCACTCAAATAATGGTCTTATGAGGGATTAATATGAAACAGTTATCTATTGAAGAGAGCATAAAAGATATTTTAAATACTAGACTTGGAAGTAGAGTGATGCTTCCAGATTATGGAAGTAGACTATTTGAGTTAATGGATAAAAGAGTTGATGATGTATTTAAAGCAAATCTTGCTTGGTATGTAATAGAAGCAGTTGAAAAGTGGGAGTCAAGAGTAAAAATTGATGAAGTAAAATTTATTTCTAATGAAAATCATAAATTAAAATTTAGAATAACATTTTCAAATTATCAGGATATGGAGTATTCAATATGAGTTTTAAAGAGTTACCTTATCCAGATGTTATAGAAACAATAGAGTATGAAGCAATTTTAAATAAAAATAAATTGATTTTTAAAGAGTACTTAAATGAAGCTGAGTATGAATTATTGGAAAGTGATAGATTTGCAGCACTTTTACAAGCAATTTCATATAGAGAAGTGATACTTAGATCAAGAATAAATAGTAGTGTTAAATCAATGCTGCTTAGATTTGCTACAGGAAGAGATTTAGATAATAAAGCAGCTGAGCAAGATGTTTACAGACTAAAAGGAGCTAAACCTACGGCTAATATAGAATTTAGTCTAAGCTCTACTAGAAGCACCGATACATATTTACAAAAAGGCTTAATTTTAAGAGATGATAAAGATGCAGTTGCTTTATTAAAAGAAGATGTAATAATTGAAGCAAATAGCTTAAAGGCTATTGGTGTTATAGAATTTCAAGAATACACAAAACAAAGTAATAAAAAATGTGAGTATATACAAACTCCATTACCTTTTTTATTAAAAGCAAAGCAATTAACAATTTTTGAAAATGGAGCAGAGATTGAAGATGATGAGAGATTAAGAGAACGAGCATTTTTAAGTCCAAAAGGACTTAGTACAGCAGGCAGCGAAGATTCATATATCTATCATACATTAACTTCAAATGTAAAAGTTGAGGAAGTAAAAATTGAAAATGGTGGAGCTGGTGTAGTAAATATTTATATAAAAACTCCTCTTTTAGATGAAGATACTAGAAAAGATGTAGAAAATTACATTAACGATAAAAAAAGAAGAACTTTTACTGATTATGTTCATGTAATAAATGCAACAGAGCATCAAATCCAAATCAAAGCAGAACTAGAGATTATAGATATGTTTAGAGAGAATGAAATTTATCAAAAAATAGAGGCTTATAATAAAAGATTAGGTTTAGGAGTTGATTTGAACTTAAGCCATATTTATTCTTTGTTGCATTGTGAGGGAGTTTATAGAGTTAATTTAGAAACTCCGACACTAGATACTAAAGTTAATTCAAATGAGTTCATATCTATATTTTTTGATTTGAGTTTTAAAAAGGCTTTATTATGAGTAAGAGTTTTAATTCTTTATCAATTTTACCAAGCAATAAAGTTTTAATAGATAAGAAAATTGATGTTATAGCAGCAGATATATTTGATGATTTAGACTTAAGTGTAATAGATATTTCACCTTTAACATGCAGTGCAAAACTTTTACCTATTTTAGCAATAGATTTAGATGTTGATATTGATGGCTTGGAAGAGCAAAAGCAAAGAGAGCTTTTACACAATGCTAGAGAAATACATAAATATGGTGGAACTCCTTATATATTAGAAAAATCAATCAAAATATTGTACGAAGATATAGATATAAAAGAGTGGTTTGATTATCAAGGACAACCATATCACTTTAAAGTTGAAGTAAATAATTCAAGCAAGATTATTGATCAACAATTTTATGAAAATCTAGAAAAAAGTATTAATAAATATAAAAATGTAAGAAGCATATTGGAAAATATAGAGATAAAGACAAAGTCTCATCTTGATAATAGATATGCAAGTGCATATTTGCAAGGTGAGTCTATAAAAGTTTATCCTTATCAACCCAGAGAACTAAAAGCTTATTTAAAAAATATATGTGCAAGTTCAGTAAAACAAAGAGAAAAATTATCAATTTATTTAGATGGAGAGAGTATATGACACAAACACAATATTATAGTTTGCTAACATCTAGTGGACATAATGCAAATATCAAAGCTAAAGCTCTAGGGTTACCTATTGTTTTATCTCAAGTTGCTTTTGGAAGTGGAGCAATTGTACCAACAGAGAGTGCAACAGCTTTGGTAAAGGAAGAGATAAGAGTAAACATAAACTCAATAATTCAAAATGAAACAGATAAAAATATTTTAGAGATTGAGGCTGTAATTCCAAGTGATGTTGGAGGATTTTTAATAAATGAAGCAGCACTATATTTAGCAGATGGAACTTTATATGCAGTAGCAAATTTACCAACTTCATATAAACCAAGCTTAGAGCAAGGTGCTGGAAAAGAGTTTTTATTTACTATTTATTTAGCAAGTGTTGGAGTTGAAAATGTAACTTTAAAAATAGATGATAGTATCGTATTTGCTACACGAAAATATGTGCAAAATGAACTTAAAAAGTATGCTTTAAAAAATGGAGATAAAACACAAATATTTAAAGTAAAAGATGCGGTTAATATTGAAGATGCTGTAAATAAAAAGCAACTAGAGGCTTTACAAAAAAGTGTTAATGATGCTATTTCAAATATACAAACTCTACCAATTGGAGCAATTTTAAATGGATATACAATTTTTGATAATTGTATAGTTGCCTTTGGTGGAGAGTTTAACAGAGAAGATTATCCAAAACTTTGGGCATATTTACAAGCAAATCCAAGTTTAGTAAAAACTCAAGCTCAATGGCAAAGCGAAGCAACAGCCAATGGTGGAATTTGTGGTTTTTTTAGTAGTGGAAACGGAACTACTACTTTTAGAGTTCCTAATTTAGCTGCAGCTTTTTTTAGGTTTGATATTCGTGCAGTTGGAAGTTTTCAAGCTGATGAACTTAAAAGCCATAATCATGGAATAAATCCAATCAATTCTAATATTGGGACAACTTCAGGTAATTGGCATGGAATACAAAATACTACAAAGAGTAATACTACAGCAAGTACAGGTGGTAGTGAAACAAGACCAAAAAATATTGCAGTTCTACCTCTAATAGTAGCTAAATAAGGAGTTTAAATATGAATAAAATTTATAAATATGATATTGAAACAAAAGAGTTCATTCAAGAACTCGAAATAAACGAACAATACGGTTCAAATTTACCATTCACAACAACAGTTAAACCATTTACAAAAAAAGAAGGATTTGCAGTTTGCTTTAATGGTACAAAATGGGAATATGTAGAAGATAATCGAAATAAAACTGTTTATGTAAAAGCTACAAAGCAAGAGTTAAAAGTTGATTATTTAGGAAAAATAAAAGATGAACACACTCTTTTAGTTCCTAAACAATTTGATAAATGGGATGAAATCTCTAAAAATTGGATAGAAGATATAGAGCTTAAAAAAGAGTACGAAAAAAGCCTTATTCCAAAAACTATAACTCTAAGACAAGCAAGGCTTTATCTATTGACTATTAATCTTCTTGATGATTTAGAAAATATCATAAGCCAAAATAGAGCCTATCAAATAGAATGGGAATATGCAAATCAAATAGAAAGAGAATCACCTTTGGTAAAAATCTTAGGACAAACTCTAAATTTAGATGATACAGCAATTGACAATATGTTTACGGAGGCTTCAAAAATATGACACAAGAATTAATAAAAAAGTTTGAAAATGATGTAAAAAAGAGAAGTAGATTTTTTAGGTTTCTTTTAGCTCTCGACCAGTTAGGAAATGTTTTATTTTGGAACGGGTCGCAAGATGAAACTATAAGCTCTCATATTCATAGAAGAATAGAGAGTGGTAAAGCAAATTGGTTTGATAAGAAGTTGTGTTGTTTGCTTAAAAAACTAGAAGATAACCACTGTGCTAAAAGCATAGGCGAATAATAAATAAATTTAAAAAAGGAGATAAGAATATGGCAGCAAATTTTGGTGTGAATATTACAGTAAGTGCAGAGGCAGCAAGACCTATAAAAGTTGATAGTACAACTCCAATTGGTATTGCTGGGTTTGAAGAAATTTTAGAAGATGGTTTGCATTTTTTTATGACTACAAGCAAAGCATTAGAAGAGCTTGAGTCTAAATATAAAACAAATCAATCTATAAAAAAAGGATCTATTTATAGAGCATTAAAAGCTATTGAGGCACAGGCAGTTGAAACACAAATTATTTTAAGTGTTTTCACAAAATTAAATGATGATATAGAAGATGGAGAGAATATAAGTGCTTGTAAAGAAGCAATAGGAGAGTTTAAAAAAGCAAAATCAAGATTCTCTTATAAGCCAAATTTGATTATTGCTCCAACATTTTCTCATATTGATGTAATAAGAGGTGAGATAGAAACTGTATCTACAAAATTAAAAGCAACAGGTATTTTTGATATTAAAGCATTGACATCTGTTGAAGCTATCTTAGCTATGAAAAATGTTGGTACAAGAAGGCTTATTGCTTGTTATCCAAATGTAAAAGTTTGGGATGATGAATTAAATGATTATGTCTTTGAAGGACAAAGTGCAAGAGTAGCTGGGATGATAGCCTATGTAGATGGACAAAGTGAGTTTGGATACAGCGATAGTTATTCAAATAGGGTTATGATGGGAATCTATGGAACTGAAGTTGATATAGATTTTGAGATGGGAGAGACTTGCACAGCAGATGAACTAAGAGCAGCTAGTATTTCAACAATCATAAATGAAGAGGGATTTAGAACTTGGGGTGGAGAGACAAGTGATCAAGATACTATTTGGCAAGATTTAGCAAGAGTTAGAATCTTTGATAGATTAAGTCAAGCTTGTCAAAAAGGTGTGTTTTTTGCAATAGATAAGAAAGCTAGTGAACTTTACCATGCAAAAAGAAGTGTAGAAGAACTATTAAGAAGCCTCGTTGGTGCAAAAGTATTACTTGGTTTTGAGTTAAGCTGGAGTGAAAAAAATAGTTTGGCAAATATAACTGCAGGTAAATTCTATCTTGATGTAAGAATGCAAAATAATCCAATAGTAAAACAGCTTACTTTAGATTTTATCTATGTAGACACTTACGGGGATATTTTATTAGAAGAGTTAAATAAATAAAAGGAGATAAGATGGCAAAAAGAGAGATACCTCAGGTTGTTCAAGAGTGTAATGTTTTCATAAATGGGAAAGGCTATTTAGGTGTAACAAAATCTTTAAAGCTTCCAACATTTGAATTTGAAACAATGGAAGTAAAAGGAGCTATGGGAGCAGAGGTTAGTACAGGTGTTCTAAAAGCAACAGAAATAGAGTTTAAAATTCAAGTTTTAGATACAAATTTATTTTTATCAACAGGTTTAAATACTTATGCAAATAGAGTTCCTTTTTTATTTAAAGCTAGTGTATTTCAAAGTGGAAAGATGAAAAAAGTACCTTTATCTTTAGCAATAACTGGAGATATAAAAGCAGTAGAACTTCCAGAGCTTGAATCTTCAAAAGAGATGGAAGTGACTGTAAAGATGTCAGCACATTTTGTGAATTTAAATATTGATGGCGTACCAGTTATTTTAAAAGATGTTGAAAATATGATTTGTATTATTGGTGGTGTTGATCACTTAGCACAAACTAGAACTAATCTAGGTGAATAATTAAAAGGATATACGATGGCAAAAAACAAAATAGTATCAATAATTGAAAATGAAGCTATAAGTAAAGATATTGAAAATGAAGTTATAAGTAAAGATGGTGAATCTTATACAATTATTTCACTTTCAAATGGCGAAAAAGTAGAGTTTAGACACCCAAAAGGAAGAGATATAAGATTTGCTATGGGTACAATAAAAGTAGATGCAGATTTGCCTTTTATTGTTACTTCAAATGCTACTTGCAAAACAGTTGAAGAACTAGATGAAATGCCCGCAAAAGATTTAATGAAAATATTAAATGTAGCTACAAGTTTTTTAGTATAAGACACACTCATCAGGGTGTGGCTTTAATAGGACATGTTTTACATTTTTCATATAGTGAAATTATGAATATGGAAGTTGATGAATATAGTAGTTATTTAAAGATATCAACTGAGATTTTAAAAGCAAAAAATGGAGTAAAAGAGTAGTGGCAAATACAAAATTTGGAATAACTATAGGTTTAGGTTTAAAAGGCTTGACTGATGTTGTGAAATTGCAAAACTCTTTTGGTAAATTAAAAGATGCTGTTAGAAACTCTGGAGTAGAGTTAAAGAAATTTAGTAAAGATTTGGCAATTATAAAATCAATTGAAGGTAAACAATTTAAGCTAGGAATTGATAGAGAAAACCTAAAAAATGAGCTAGTAAGTGTTTCAAATTTATTAAGAGGTGGTGCTTTTGTATTGCCAGTTAAATTTGCTATGGATTTTGAAAGTTCCATGGCAGATGTTAAGAAAGTTGTTGATTTTGGTTCAAATCAAGAGTTAAAAGCTTTTAGTAACGACATACTCAAACTATCAAGAACAATACCTTTAACAGCTAGTGAACTAGCTACTATAACTGCGAGTGGTGGACAGCTTGGTATTGCTAAAAATGAACTTATGGATTTTACTAAGATAGTTTCTAAGATGGGTGTTGCATTTGATATGAGTGCATCAACAGCTGGTGAAGCTATATCAAATCTTAAAAATGTACTTAGTTTAAATATGGAACAAGTCGAAAGTCTAGGTGACACAATAAACCACTTATCAGATAACAGTGCTGCAAAAGCTAGTTCTATTGTAGAGACTATTTCAAGAGTAGGTGGGGTAGCAAAAGTCTTTAAACTTACAGCTGATCAAACAGCTGCTTTATCTAGTGCTTTTATAAGTTTAGGTAAACCACCAGAAGTTGCTGCAACTGCAATAAACTCATTATTAAATAAAATGATGACAGCTCCACAGCAAGGAGAGAAATTTCAAAATAGTTTAAAAGCTATTGGAATGGATGCTGAGTATTTAAAACATGCTATTGCAAATAATCCTCAAAAAACTTTAGAACAGTTTTTAAGTAGTTTGGAAAATATAGAAGATAGTGAAAAAATGTCAGTTTTAACCAATATTTTTGGTACTGAATTTGCTGATGACATGGCACTTTTAACTTCTAGTTTAGATGAGTACAGGAAGGCATTAAAACTTGTAAATGAAGAGACTAAAAAAGGCTCTATGAATAGAGAATTTGAAAATAGAAGTGCTACTACAGCTAACTCTTTAATTATATTAAAAAATGCTGTTCAAGAGATATCTATAAATTTAGGAAGTGTATTTTTACCAGCTATAAGTGGAGTTGCACAAGGATTATCTTCTTTTACAACTAAAGTTATGGACATAATTAATGTGGTTCCAGGACTAACATCCGTAGTATCTTATAGTGTTGCTGGATTTTTATTATTCAAACCTGTTTTCCTTATTTTTAGATTGGGTAAAAATTATATACTAGATACTATTTTAAGTATGAGAAAACTTGCTGTAGCTTTAAAAATAAAGGTAGCATTGATTAGAAGTTTAAATGTAGTTCAATCATTAAATAATGGTTTAATAGGTGTTGGAACAAAATTAAAAGTAGCGTATAGCTTTGCTGTTAATGGTTTAAGTAGAGCATTTAATTTTCTAAAACTAAGCACCTTGACAAGTGCAACTGCATTTAAAGTATTGCGAATTGCACTAATATCAACTGGAATTGGAGCAATTGTTGTAGCTCTTGGGTTAGCAGCTACTTACTTAGTAGAAAATTGGAGCAAAGTAAAAGTGTTCTTTAGTTTTTTTTGGCAAGGCATACAAGAAAAATGGCAAAGCATAAGTACATTTTTTAGCACTTTATTCTCTCCAGTTATTGAACTATGGAATAGTTTATTTGGTGGTTGGTTTGAGTGGATAGGAGATAAATTATCATGGTTATTTGGTGGCTTATCAAAAATAGTAAATTTTGCTAGTGAAATGTTGGGATTTGGTGGAGATACAGAAATAAACAGTTCATCAGTATCAAAAAACAATAATTTAGAAATATTTACACCAACAGGAAATAGTAGATTAGATTCAAATATCGGTACAAGTTCTATTAATATTACATTTGCTGGTGATTTTTCACTTTTTGCAAATAGTAATGGACAGTTTGATTTTGAAAGCTTTAAACAGCAACTTACTAAAAGTGTTAAAGATGCAATTTCGAAAGAGCAGTTTAATAAAGCAAATACAAGTATAAGAGGATAGTTATGGTTTTAAATATTGGTGGTTTTAACTTTAGTTGGAAACAGTTATCTGAGATAAATATTGATACTGATTTTGGGATAAGTTCTGTAGATAGAATACAAAATCATCCAGCTCTTTTATCTTTAAAAAAAGAGAGCCAAACAATAAATTTATCAGGACAAACATTACCTGCAAATGGAGATAAACAAACTGCATTAAAAAAGCTTTATGAGTTAGGTAGTTCAAGAAAAAGCCACCCATTAGTAAATGGTTATGGAAAATATTTTGGAAAATTTACAATATCAAAAATTAGTGAAAATCAAACTATATTTACTCAAGATGGAGCTTTTTTTGTTCAAAACTTTTCAATTGAATTATTAAGGGATTATGATCAATGATATATATAGCAAAAGATAATGAGAGATTAGACTCAATAGTTTATAAACACTATAAAACTTTGGAAGTATTTGAAACTGTTTTAAGTTTTAATACACATTTAAATCCTATTTTAAAAGCTGGAGATAAAGTATTTTTACCAGATATAAAAGTAGAGAAAAATCCAAAAGAGCAATCTTTATGGTAAAAAAACCAAACTTTAAAATTGAAGCAAAAGGTAAAGATATAACAGAGAAAATTAGAAAAAATCTCATTGTCTTAAGTTTTGATGACAAAGAAGCAGATGAAAGTGATGAGATAAGTTTTACTCTTAAAGGTCTTTATTCAAAACCGATATTTGGAGATGACTTAAAACTTTGGTTAGGTTGGGATGATAATCTTTATTTATGCGGTACTTTTAGTGTAAATCTTGTATCAAAAGATTATAAAAATTTATCGACTGAAATACGAGCAACAGCAGTAAATTTTGCAAGTAATCAGCAAAAAGAGAAAAAAAGAAGAACATGGGAAAATACAAGTTTATTTGAAATAGCACGAAAAATAGCCAATGAGAATAGTTTAAAAATAAAAACAACTAGTGAAGACATGCAAATAGTTTCAAAACTACAAGACAATGTTGGTGATGTGGAGTTTTTATATGGATTAGCTTTTGAATTTGGTTATTTAATGGCAATAAAAAATGACACTATTATCTTATCCATAAAAGATAAACTTGGCAAAGAGACTACAAGTCTAACACCAAAAAATGAAAGTTTACCTATATTTAAATTACAAATAGAAGAGTTAGAAGCTTTAAATATAACAGACTCTAACAGAAACTCTTATGACAATGTAATTTTAGAGTGGCAAGATATAGAAGCTGGGAAATTAAAAAGTATTCAAGTAGGTAGTGGAAATAATAGCTATAAAATGCAAATTGCTCAACCAAAAACAGATGCAGAGGCTTTTAAAAAAGGCGAAGCAAAACTAAATGAACTTCAAAAAGGTGGCATAAATGGTAAATGCTCTTTATTAGGAGCAAATATTATTGCTGGAGGTAAATTAAAATTTATGGGAGTAGATGAATTAAGAGAAAGCGAATTTAGTATAAAACAAGTATCTCATAGTCTAACAACATCCAGTTATTCAATTGATATACATTTTGAAGGATAATGTACAGCCACCACCCCTGATAGCTGCATAAAAATTTTACAAAAATAAAAACAAACACTTTAAAAAAGTGATGTTTTTTCACAAAGGATAATTATGCAAAGAACTAAACTAAAAGCCCCATTTGGTTGGGTAGGTGGCAAAACTCAATTAGCTAAAGATATTATTGATCTTATTCCTCAAGATCATAAAACTTATATAGAAGTTTTTGGAGGAGCTGGTAGTGTACTTTATCAAAAAGAACCAAGTAAACTTGAAGTGTTTAATGATATAAATAGTGAGCTTGTAAATCTTCATAGAGCTATTAGAAATAATCCTCAAAGCTTGAGTATTTATTTAAATGATTTACTTATCTCAAGAGAGATATTTAATGATATAAAAACTAAACATTTAAGAGGTAGAAACAATATTGAAAAGGCAGCCTTTTATTTTTATCAATTAACTCAAAGCTTTGGCTCTAAAGGTGATAACTTTGCTATGGCTGTAAAGTCAGGTAGAAAACCTAAAAATATATACAAAAACTTTAAACTAATAAGTGAAAGGTTAAAAGGTGTAACAATAGAGAATATGAGCTTTAATAAACTTATACCTTTATATGATAAAGATGATGCTTTTTTTTATGTAGATCCACCTTATGTATCAACTGAAAGCTACTATAAAAATATAGGTGAATTTGGAATAGCTGAACATGAAGAGCTAGCAGAACTGTTGTCAAAAGTTAAAGGTAGATTTTTACTTTCTTATAATGATAGTGTAGTTGTAAGAGAGCTATATAAAGGCTTTAATATTAGATCAACAAAAGAAATAAGATACACTCTTGGAGCAAATATGCATGGTAAGAAAAAAAGTGTGAATGAGGTTTTTATAACTAATTATTAGTTCTCTGATTTAATCAGAGAATCTATTTATTTCATATTCAAATTTTTCTAAATCTTCTTTTTCCTCTAGGTTTAAAATATCATTTCTTCCTATAATATTATTACAAGTTACTTTTAATAGTTTAGAATTAGATTTTAAATCAGAAACATTAAATGTTTCATTTTTTAAATCAGTAATAGGACTTATGAAGTGAGAGAACAAGTATGTTTCTGAAGTTGCATCGTTGCCAAAAGTATAAACAATTGAATTTTTTTCTAAAATTGATATTATTTTCTTAAGTAAATAACTACTAGTATTGACATTAGAGAATATAAAAATACTTTTATTTTTCCACACTTTAATTCCATATTTTTCAGGCAATAAATCTTCTTTTCCAAAAAATGCATCAATTGCTGGAGTAAAGTATTGATTTAAAACATTGTACTTAATGGGACCAAAAGACCCTCGTCCGCTATTAATAAATTTGTAATTTTCTAAAATAGATGTTTCATATCCATTTGATTTATATAAGCTTTGTAAATAATCATTAAGATTTTTTAGTTTAGCATGATATTTTTGATGTATATATATTTGTGGTAAAAGTTCAACAGCTGAAAATGGAATATCTTTAGCAGCTTTAAGTAAAAATCTTTTTAAATTTGTTTCTAAATTCTGATTATCTCTAATATATTTATAAATATTAGTATATATATCTACTTTTTCTTCCTCTTCATCTTGAATTGCAAATTTTAATAAAGTAAAATAATCATCTTTCATTGCTTTTATATTTTCTTGTTCGTATTTTATGTTCTCTTCTGATTCATTTCCATTTAAAATATTGCGATGAAACCTCGTTGCTTTTCTTATATGCTTATCGGTTTGATACTCGTCAAATATATTATACCCCTGTACTATAAGTTTAAATGCAGGTTCAAATTTATTGTATAGTTCAATAGCTTTCAA